ATTGAACAGTGGGCAAAAGAATACCCAGATGTAGCAGGTATTGTAGAGACTATTGCTGCTAAAAAAGCCCAAGAGATGTTTAATAAAGCAGATGTTAGGCTTCAAGAGTTAGACAAAGCACAGTCAGAGGCAGAACGGTTAAAAGCAGAAAATGCTATCCGTAAATCTCATGAAGATTTTGATGATCTACGTTCTTCCGATGAGTTTCATAACTGGGCTGAAGAGCAGCCTAAGTGGGTACAAGATGCACTATACGAGAATGCAGATGATCCTGCATCAGTAGTACGTGTTATTGATCTATACAAAGGAGATAAAGGCCTTACTAAAACTGCAAAGAAAGCTAAGGCTAAAGATGCAGCTTCTACAGTAACTAGACGGGGTAAAGCCTCAGTAGATGTAGAGGATGCAAATGATGTAATTCGTGAGTCAGAGGTAGCAAAGATGTCCGATAGAGACTTTGAAGCTAGAGCTGATGAAATTAACAAAGCTATCCGTTCGGGTAAATTTGTTTACGATGTATCTGGAAATGCCAGATAAGCTGTTGACAATTAGTAAATCAGCAGTATAACTATAGGCACAGAGACAAAAGCCTCATCTGACTACCTTTTGTCTCGGCCAAACTTCACAAAAAGTCTAAACTAAAAAGAACCACCTGTTTAAGTATAGGCCCAAGATACATTCGGTTGGCCAACTGAATACTTCTTGCACCCTAGAAAAATAACAGCCTCTTTAAGGTGTTTAGCTTTATTTAAAAGCCAAATATCATGGAGGATTTCACATGGCTTTCGCATCCGCATCAGGTTATACTAACCTGCCCAATGGCAACTTTTCAAGTGTCATTTATTCTAAAAAAGTCCAACTGGCGTTTCGTAAGAGCACAGTCGTGGGCGACATCACTAACTCCGATTATTTTGGAGATATTAGCAACCAAGGAGACACGGTTCGAATTATTAAAGAGCCAGAGGTTTCCGTATCGGCCTATACACGTGGTGAGACCATCGCCGCACAAGATTTGGCCGATGCCGATTTCTCGTTAGTCGTTGATAAAGCTAACTATTTTGCTTTTAAAATGGACGATATCGAAGAAGCGCACTCCCACGTCAATTTCATGCAGCTTGCAACAGATCGTGCAGCTTATCGTTTAGCTGATCAGTATGACCAAGAAGTACTTGGCTACTTGTCAGGCTTCAAACAGTCAGCATTACACGCACAAGCCGATACAGTAAATGACCAAGTTAATGGTTCTAAAGCTGTAACTACTGCAGGTTCAGATGAATTGCTATCAAGCATGAAACTGAAAAAGAGTGACTTTGGTAACATTTCAACGGCTTCTGCTGGCGATCATTCGATCCCACTAGCTGCACGTTTGCCAGGCGCTACTGCACTCCCAACTGCAACAGCTTCACCAGCAATGGTTGTAGCTCGTATGGCACGTTTGTTGGATCAACAACAAGTTGATACTCAAGGGCGCTGGCTGGTAGTTGACCCGGTATTCATGGAAATCTTGCGTGACGAGGACAGCCGCCTCATGAACTCAGATTATGGTGAATCAGGTGGTCTTCGCAATGGCTTGGTCTTGAACAACTTTCATGGCTTCCGTGTGTACACATCTTCAAACCTACCTAAAGTGGGTACAGGACCTGGTACAACTGGTTCAGCTAACCAGAACACTAACTATGGTGTACTAGTTGCTGGTCATGATTCTGCTGTAGCAACTGCTGAGCAAATCAACAAGACTGAAACGTATCGTGACCCTGACAGCTTCGCTGACATTGTTCGTGGTATGCATCTATATGGTAGGAAGATTCTTCGTCCTGAAGGTCTTGTAACTGCCAAATATAACGCAGCTTAAGGGGGAACTGAAAATGGCTTTACAATCTCCAGTTCGTATCGAGACAGCCGTGATTGCTCACGGTGACTTGACCACTAGCTCAACTCATGATATTGGCACAGTACCACGCAACTGCGTAGTTCTTGCTGCTGGTTCTGAGTGTACTGCAGCAGCTACTGTTGGTGGTGCTAATGCGGTTTCATATGGCGTAACAGGTGGTGACACCGATATGCTAGGAACTGCAGACATCAATGGTGCAAAAACTTTGGGTGCTACTACTACTACAGTAAATGGCATCACAAATGTTACCACTGCAGATACAACAATCACTGCACTGCTTGCGGGTTCTAACGCCCCTTCAGCAGGTTCATATAAGTTCTTTGTAGTATATGCCCCAATGGGTGCTACAGGAGCAGCCGCTGAAGTAGATCGTGATCTGCTCGCATAAATACTTTAACTTTAGGGGCTGCTTTCGAGTGGCCCCTTTAGGCTATCTAGGAGTTAAGTAATGGCCGGTATTAACTTTAGGACAGCAAGCAAGTCTGCTACGATTACAGGTAACTCTGCTAGTACGACTAGTAGTCCTAATAATGCTACATTACTATTTACTTGTCCTGACAGCCATGAGGCTGAAATAGTTTTTCTTATGATAGCTAATGAAGACAGCTCTACATCTAACGTAGGGATACAAGTATATCATTCAGATGACAACACTTATCATATGCTAGTAGGTGAAGAGTCTATAGCAGGTAATAACCATACACAGTTTATTGGTGGTGGGCCTTTGTTTTTACATGCAGGTGATAAGGTCTTAATATTTAGACACACTTCTTCACACAACTTTGATGCTACACTTTCTGCTAGATTATATTTTACACCTGCTAAAAGGTTATAAAGATGAGCACCTTTATTAGTTTAACTAACGAACTCTTACGTCGATTGAATGAAGTTCAAATTGACCAAGCAGACTTTGCTAACGTTAAAAACGTTCAAGCATTGGCTAAGGATGCTATTAACTCAGCTATCCGTCAGATGCTTCAAGATGCTCAAGAGTGGCCTTTTACTTTAGTGACTTATGAGCAGACACTGGTTGCTGGTACTAATACATACGACTTCCCTGCGGATTATTCAAAGGCCGACTGGGATACTTTTTATATCAAACAACTTTCCTCAGAAAACAATACACCTCAGAAACTAGAATTGATTACGTATGATCAGTACATTTCAAACTATAGATCTACAGAAGACACTAGCGGTGAGGACGGTAGAACAAGCCCTCACTGTGTTTATATGACACAAGATACTAAGTTCGGTGTTAC